CGGACCGGACACCGACCTGGGCGGCGACGGCCTCCTGATGTACGAATACGCCAGCAGCGGCTACACACCGGTCGCGGCGGTCAGCACGCCCAACGAGGCGCAGGAGATCGCTGCAAGCTACAAGCCCCAGGTCGCCGGATGCTTCAGGCTTTGGGCGCGCGGGATCGATGGCAAGTACATCATGGTCCCGGTGATCATCGACGGACGGCGCAGATAGCAGCGCCCAACACCCCGCCCGCGCCCGCCCGGAACAGGCGGGCTTGCGGACGTGAAGGAGCATCACCATGAGGCTATTCGCCATCGACAACGACAACACCATCACCGCCTTCCCCGCCGCCGAGCAGATTCCGGAAGGCCAAGAGCAATTCGCCAGCGAAAAGGAGCTTGCCAAGCTCGCCGCCAACTGGCCCACCGACCGCCTGATCCAGATCTGGAACGGCTTTGCCGGCGTCGCCGGATTCGCCAGCGACCTGAAGCCGGTCAAGAAGTTCACGGACCGCAAGAGCGCCGTGGCCCGGATCTGGAAGGCCATCCAGGGACTGGACGGCGCCGCGCCGGAGACGCCCACCGCCACCCAGGAAGCCGCCACCCCCGCGCCCAAGGCGCCCAAGGGTGCGCCGAAGAAGGCCAAGGCAACCAAGAAGACCACCGCCGCCAAGAAGGCGCCCAGGGCCAAAAGGGCCGCCAGGACGCAGGAAACCGGGCCGCGCGAAGGCACCAAGACCGCCCAGGTGGTCGCCATGCTCCAGCGCAAGAACGGCGCTACCCTGGCCGAGATCATGGACAAAATGGGCTGGCAGAAGCACACGGTCCGCGGGTTCATGGCCGGCACGATGAAGAAGGCCGGGTACACCGTCGAGTCCTTCAAGCCGGAGGGCGGCGAGCGCACCTACCGCATCAACTCGTAGCATCGAACGCTTTTCCGCCCGCCCGGCTCCGGCCGCGGCGGGCTTTTCTGCTTGGACCTAGCCCTTCCTGCCCTCAGTTACAGCGCTGCTCAACGCTCATCTCCCGACTGCACCCGTCCACCCATTCCAACTCCACCCTCAGCTCCTCAAGGCCGCTAATCTCGTCGGCCGGGACGGGTTCGAACGACCTCTCATCCTCGCCGGTCCGCTCCAGGAGTACCTGGCTCAATTCCTGGAGGGCGTAGCCTACGACATTAGCGTCCCAGGAAGATGCGCCCCTGTCGGCGATATCTCGAATCAGACCGAGACACTGCCGCGCCTTTTCGACGCTCACGCTATAGCATTTCGGCTGCTGCATTTGGTGCGTCTCCTTCGTTCCGGTTTGTCTAGCAAAAGCCGCAACTCCCCGGACCAATCCACCAGCGCCCGGCACAGCCCTTCGACATCCGAGTGGCCGGCGCGAAGCTGCGCCTCGCATTCCGCAATCTCCCGGCGGCAACGGTCGATTCAGGAATCCACCTGGCCGCGAGCAGCCGCAACTTTCTCAAAAGTCCGCCCGTCGCCCGCCAGCGTGGCCGTCAGGCCGGACCACCGTTGCCAGCGCGTCACAGCTACATCACAGTACCGGGGTTCCAGTTCTATCAGCCGCGCCTGGCGGTTGGCACGCTCGCACGCGATCAGCGTCGTCCCGCTGCCGCCGAAGGGATCGAGGATCGTGTCGCGGCCCTTGCTGCTGTTCCTGATGGCGCGCTCCACCAACTCCACCGGTTTCATCGTGGGGTGCAGGTCGTTGACATGCGGCTTCTTGATAAACCACACGTCGCCCTGGTCGCGGGCGCCGCACCAGAAATGATCCGTGCCCTCGCGCCAGCCATAGAGGATCGGCTCGTACTGACGCTGATAATCGGACCGCCCCATCGTAAAGGCGTTCTTCGCCCACACGATGAACGTGGACCAGTGCCCGCCCGCCTCGCGGAACACCCGCTGCAGCGTGTGGATCTCCGACGAGGACATGCAGATGTAGATGGCGCCCTTCGTAACCGCCATGATGTTCACGCAGGCGTCGCGCAGAAACTGTTCGAAGCCGGCGCCGAGGTCGTCGTTCTGAATCGTGAGCTTCCGCGCGGTCTTGCCCGTGTAAGAGACCGAGTACGGCGGGTCGGTAAAGACCATGTCGGCCAGGCCGCCGGCCAGGACCTTCTCGACGGCTTCCATCTGCGTGGAGTCGCCGCAGAGCAACCGGTGTTCGCCCATCACCCACATGTCGCCCGCGGCGCTGACGACCGCCTCTTGCTCGTCCGGTACCGCGTCCTCGTCCGTCAGCCCGTCGCGCGTCTCCTCCGGCCCCGCCAGGATCGCCTCTAACTCCTCCGCGGTGAAGCCCACGATATCGAGATCGAAGCTTTCTTCTTTCAGCGACTCCAGTTCGACGCGCAACATCTCCTCGTCCCACCCGGCGCTCAACGCCAGCCGGTTGTCGGCCAGCACCAGAGCGCGCCGTTGCGTTTCGGACAGGTGGTCGAGAACGATGACCGGGACTTCCCTCAACCGGAGTTTCCGGGCGGCAAGCAGGCGCGCGTGGCCCGCGATGATCACGCCGTCCGCCCCGACCAAGATCGGATTCGTCCAGCCGAATTCGGTGATGCTGGCGGCGACCTGCGCGACCTGCTCTTCAGAATGCGTCCGCGCGTTGCGGGCGTAAGGAATCAGCTTCTCAACTGGCCATTGCTGCACCTGAAGGTCTGTCATTGTCTTGGGCAAGGTGAAGCCTCTTTCGAGAGATGGCCTATTGCATGGCCCGGACGGCGACGACGGTTAGCGTCGCCAGTTTCAGAACAGCGAGTATCAGTTTCATAGGCTCAGGAAGCTTTCTTCTTGGGACCGTAAAAGGGATTCGGCCCATGGTGCCGGATCGCTCGCGAGTCCCCCTGCCTGGGGTTCACAGCCTGCTCGACAGGTACGCCGCGCGACTCCGCGGCCGCTGCGAATGTCTCCCCGGTGGCGAGCACCGCCGTCTGGTTAGTCAAGTTCATGATCCGGCGAACGATGACGTCACAATAGGCAGGGCTAATCTCGCAACCATAGGCGGTCCGCTCAAGCTGCGCCGCCGCGGCCATCGTCGTGCCGGACCCCATGAACGGGTCGAACACCACGTCGCCGGCATCGCTGAACGCCAACAGGAAGAATTCAACCAGCGCGCGCGGGAACGGAGCAGAGTGTGCGCCCTGGCTGCTCTCGGTCTTCACTTCGATCACATTGCTCGGCCGCGCGATGCCCTCATGCCGCCCGTCCATCAGTTTGCGGCGCATGTGACCCCAGCCCTGCGAGCCTTCCGGAGGCAGGGACGCGGACTCTCCCCGTGGCCCCGTCCCCAGCAAACCGCTTCCGGATCTCGACTTCGGATTGTCCGGGGAGTAATCGAAGCAGTCCTCAGATACGTGCCCAACCTCCTGCGGGCGAAACTTGATCCGTGCCTCCTTGGCCGTGAAGTGAAAAATCGGCTCGAAGGCATTCTTGAACCGGTTCCCCCAACCGCCCGGCACGCCGTTGTCGGTCTTGCGCCAGCAGAACTCGTCGATGAACCACCAGCCCCACTGGCGAACATGCGCGATCACCAGGTCCTTCACGTACAGACTCCGCTGGCCGCCCTCAGCATGCTCCTTGATATTCAGGAAGTAGGAACCATCAGGGGCCAGGATCGCCGCGATGTTGGCGGCCACATCCCGATACCAATCGGCATACTCTTCCGGCGGCACCGGCTTGAATCCGCTCGCGGGATCATATTCCCGTTGCGTGGCGTACGGCGGCGACGTGATGCACACGTTCGCACGCACGCCATCCATCAGCCTCTCGACGACTGGGAAGTCCCGGCAATCGCCGCACACCAGGCGGTGCTTTCCGATCAACCACACATCCCCAAGCCGGGTTACCGGCTCGACCGGCGGCTCCGGGACCTGCTCCTCCACCTCCGGCGGCGCCTCGCTCTCGGGCATCGCCAGCAGGGCTTCCAATTCGGCGTCGGTGAAGCCCACCAGCGCCAGGTTCATTCCCTCGCGCTCCAGCTCGGCGAGTTCCGCGGCCAGCATCTTCTCATCCCATCCCGCGTTCATGGCGAGCCGGTTGTCGCAAATGACGTATGCCCGCCGTTGCGTCTCGGTGAGGTGGTCAAGCACCACCACTGGCACCTCCAGGAGGCCCAACTGGCGGGCAGCCAGGAGACGACCGTGGCCGGCAATGATTCCGCCCGTCGAGTCCACCAGGATGGGAGCATTGAATCCAAACTCCGCGATGGACGCCGCAATCTGCGCAACCTGCTCCGGAGAGTGGGTCCGCGCGTTCCTGGCATACGGCGCCAGGCGGGCGAGCGCCCATATCTCGATGCGCTGCGCCCCAACGGTCACGGTCAGGGGTGTCATCATCGGCCCAGCCAGTTCGTCACATCGAAGCGCCCGATGTATCGCGGCCCGCCCACCGGGCTGGGCTGAGGCGGCACAGCCACAGCCGCCGCTGTTTCTGCCGGTAGGAGAGGCGCAGGCCTGCGCGTCACTACCGACTCCAGAAACTCCCAGTGCTCCTTCGTCAGCCGCGTGATGTCGCACAGCTCGGCGGCCGCCCGCGCGTACACACCGCGCAGATCCAGCGGTTCGTTGCGCACCGAGGAATCCTCTTCCCACTCGACCTTGCCCGAGGCACGCACCACCCGCCGCTCCGAACAGAGGCCCTGGAAATAGACCTTCTCGTAGCCCAACGGGAAGTGGCAATAGCCTGGCGGAAACGAACCGCCCTCCAGCGGCGTCAGCCGCAGCAGATCGTAGAACTCCTGCTTTGCCCAGTGCGTCCCGACAGCCCAAATCCGCACGCCCTGCCGCTTCTGCGCGGCGTCCGTGCCAGTGACTCCCGAGATCAGCTTGAAGGCATCCGCGTTGCCCTTGACTGGGATCACGGTCCGGAACGACCTCACCCTGGTGCCGGCCGGACCATAGTCCGGCTGCGGATGGCGCCGCGCGAATTCATAGACCGGCGCCGGTTGCCCGTCCGCGCGGCCCTGGAATCCGGTGTCAATCGCCATCGCCAGGATGGGCATCGAACCGCCGGACTCGTGCGGCCAGTCGCGCCCCAGCAGTTCGTCCAGCGCCGCCCACGGGCCCGCCGCAGTGATATTCGCCGGGTCGCCGGGAATCACCTCGTACCAGACGGACCACGATTCCCGATTCGGAGCATACGCAACAAGCTCGACCTCGAGCCGGTTGTGCTGCACGTCTACGGCGGCCACCAGCATCAAGGCCCGCATCGGCACGGTGCCCAACGGGTAATCCTCGCGGCGCGCGTACACCTTCTCCCAATCCGGCGTCTCGCCCTGCTTCCAGGTTTCCGCCAGAGTGGTGTTGACGAAAGTCTTCAGTTGCTCCGGGTCGTCCTTCTTCGTTAGGAAGTCCAGGACGATCTCGCACAGTTTTTTCCAGGGCGACGACAACTCGTTGATGTGAAACCCCGCCACGCCCGCAAACGGTGCCCCAGCCAGCCAGCGGCCGATCTCGACCGCGCGCCATCGCTCCACATCGTTCCACCGCGCCTGGCAGTGTTCGCACTCGTAGTACGCCGATGCCGCGCGCGCCTCCTTGGTGGCCAGGCCGTTGTCCCACTTGACTTGGCCCCACTTGAGGGCCTGGAAGGAGCCGCAGGCGTGGCACGGCACCGTGTACTCACGCTGGTCGGAGCCGACGAACGCCTTTGCAATCCTGCTTTCGCCGTCGATGGTCGGCGAGCAGCACAGGACCACTTTCCGATTCCAGAAAGTCGCCGTGCGCTTGAGCGCCAGGCTGATGGGGTCGCCTTCCGATCCGCTGGACGCCGGATACTTGTCGATCTCGTCGCACAGCAAGTAGCGAATCGGCAGAGCCGCCAGGTTCCCCGGCGAGCCCGCCGCGGCGATGGTCAGATGGCCGCCGGGGAATCCCTTGTAGTCGAGGGTGTTCGTGGTCCGGGCGGTCTTGACCTCCACTACCTTGTCGCGGAGACACTGCGTGTCCCGCACCATCGGCGCCAGCCGGATCTTGCTGAACCTGTCGCCGTCCAGGTCGCGCGGGACGATCAGCAACGTCGGGCCGGGGTCGCGGTCGATGATGAACCCGAGCACGTTCTCGATGAGGACCGTCTTGACGAGCTGCGTCGCGCACATCACGACCACGGAGTGTACCGAGGGCGTCGAAAAGGAATCGAAGATTTCCCGCTGGAACGGCAGCGTGTGCCATTTGCCGGCTGCCGCTCCCGACTCGCTCGACAGGAAACGGTACTCGTCCGCCCAGGCCGACACCGTCATTTTCTCGGGCGGCGCCCAACGGCGCGAGATCTCCGAAACCAACCGCTGCACGCTCATCCCTGGTACCCGGTCAGATCCAACAGCGCCTCGCTCACCACGTCGTCGATCAGGTCCTTGCACCGCGAGACATCGGTCTCGATGGCCACGCGGGGGGCCAGCCGATGCCCCAACGAGAGAAGCTTCGACTTCGCGTTCGAGATCAGGCCATCGATGGCGCGGCGCACCTCGGCCGCCTCCACCAACTCCTCGTTCTCCACGCGCTCCAGACGTTCGGCGCGGCGTAACTCCACCAACGCGCGCTTCGCCTTCGCCGTCAGAAGAACCCGGCCCGGGTCGGCAGGCATGCCGGCGAATGCCGGGGGTGGAGGTGCGGCGGCAGCGGGTGCGGTCGCGGCCACAGCCGACTGGCGCACCGAAACCGAATCCTTGTGCGAGAGATCGATGTGGCCTTCGATCCAGTCGAGCGCTGCGGTCACATCCACCTTGCCGTCGGCGGTCAAGGGCATGCCCATGGCGATCATCTGGGAGACGCGTGCCTTGCTGACGTGAACGCGCTTCGCAAACTCCGATTTTAGAAGTGTCTCCATCCGGTTAAGGGTTAAGTTAAGCTACTGAATTCGGCGTGACTCGGGTACTTTGCGCACCATTTCCACCCGCGGCCGGCGCCGGTCGATTTCAGGTCCCGCGAATAGGCGCCAAGCGCTGGGTCTGCGGCGACCGGCCAGGAAGTCCAACGTTGGATGTTCGCCTTGGCTTACGCGGGAACCTGCCACCGTTTGCGCCCCCGTGCCCCGTGTTGCGCCATCTGGCTCCGGGTTGGCTGGTACGCCCACCCGCCGCCACGGGCGCGCCTGACCGCCACGGAACGCGCCACGAGCGCGTGCCAGGTAGCGCCCGCCGACCTGTCGTCGCTGGCTCTTCATACGACCAAGCAGTCCGCAATCACCTGAAGGAAGACGCCGCGCGTGCTGACGGGCGTGCCATCATCATCGTGTCGATCAAGACGCCGTAACTTCCAGCAATGGCGGCCGCTATCGAGGTTCTCCGGGAAACTGTACCGCGTCCCAGACGGGGCGTGTGTGGGTACCGGGCTGCTTCCGTCTTCCTGCCGCAGCCAGATCGCTCTCAAATGTCTTTTGCGCCCATATGACGGCTTCACGTACCCGCCTTCGATCAAACGCCTTGCGGCTTCGAGTGAGCGAAAACCGAGCGAGGTTCCGTCGGGCGCATAGTAGGGGATTTGGATTTCGCGCTGCATCTGGGCACACTTCGGGTACGGCACGGAAGGGAAGGAGTTTTTCGAGAGTCCCGTCTCTCGTACTGGGTTGGCCTTCGGAGGGTGCGCTTGGCGCTCGCCTGTGGAACGGCTTCGTCTACTATATACGCACGCCGAAGAGAAAGTGTCCGACACAAACCATGTCGGCGGGGTTAGCGGGGTTGGCGGGGTTAGTTTCGGTTTGACGCCACAACGCTTACGCGCGTATGTACGTACGGGCGCGTGTACGCGTAAGGTAAATCTAACCCCGCTAACCCCGCCAAAACCTCCATCCTGTTGTGGCGTAAGGAGTTGGCCAGCGGGGTTAGAGGCGGGGTTACGGTGTTTTGGCGGGGTTAGCAACCCCGCCCCGTGGTGAGGCGCGCGAGCGGGCCAGGCTCCGCAAACGGCCGACCTGCCAGTCCGGGTTTACCAGATCGCAGCCTGGGGCCACCTTCCGGGGGCCGGCCCGGTCGGCCGTTTCGCCAACTGCCGTGACCGGCGTTTCACGGGATTATCCCTAGGCACTGCTCAAAAACGTCCGTCACCGGTTTTCGTCACCGGGTTTTCCTTGCTCCGGCACCGTTCGCGCCGGCAGGCCCGGCATCCGCCCGAGGCAGGTTGGCGTTAACCGAATTGCCGCCCAGAACCGGCCTGCGCGCAAAACCCCTTGCCTGCGTAGCACTTATGCCGACTCTCCCGGACCGAGGCACCGCATCAGGCCGATCCGAACCGTACTACGATGAAAACAGACCCGCGCCGCGTTTGGGGCTGGACAAAGAGGCCGGGTGAGGGAGCACAATAAAGGCATGAATAGCGACCACGGAAAGCTGTACCAGGATCCGATCTACGGTGCCAAGGTCCTTTCGCCCTTGGCCGTCGCGCTAATTGACACTCCCGAGTTCCAGCGGCTTGGCGACCTGCTCCAACTCGGGTTTTCCGATCTGGTCTACCGAGGTGCGGTACACACTCGCCTGCAACACTCGATTGGGACCTACTTCGTCTGCCGCACCATGCTGCGGCGCATCGTGCAGAACCACGAACGCCTGGGCCTCGAACATCCGGGGAATCATATCTCGCCCCGCTTCAGGCAAGTTCCGGCCAATTCGGATTTGCCGGACAATCTAACCACCCACCAATCGAAGTGGCGAGGATTGACCGAGGTGGTTAGTGCGGCCGCGCTTCTTCACGACATTTCACATGTTCCATTTGGCCACACGCTCGAAGATGAATTCGCGGGAATATACCCACGCCACGACAGCCTCGCTGGCGCCAGATTCTATGAGCTCCTGTTCAACGAATCCAGCTCGCTCGCCGCTGTTTTTTCTGACGCGCGCGAGCCTTGGCTCCAGAAGATTACCAATGCTGAGCTACATCAGCTCATCTACGTAATCCTGAGCTGGAAGGAGAACATTGACGGTCCCTATGGTTTCGCCGGAGTACTGGATCACGCTCGATCGAAGTCCAACGGTGCGAATGCCGAACGCATCGACAAACTTCACGCTTGGCATGAATCATTCACTACCTCCGACCTCTTTCAGCCATTCATGAGCGACGTCGTCGGCAACACCATCTGCGCGGATCTCCTAGACTATCTGCCACGGGATAGGCAACACCTAGGTATGGAGCCGAGGCTGCACAGCCGCCTGCAAAGATACCTGACAATCCGCCCGGGCACTCTATATGAAGACGAGGGTCTCCGCGTCTCGATCATGGTTACAAGAAAGGGCCGCGGAGGTCAACGTAGGGATGTTACAACCGCCGTGCTTGACATCATGAGAGAGCGATATGAGATGGCGGAGAGAGTCTACTACCACCACAAGAAGTCTGCAGCTAGTTCTATGTTGGTCAAACTCGTTGAGACTGTCGGTCCAGAAAAGAAGCCGAGAGACGATGACGACATTTACCCCGCGCCGTGGGGCCTCGCGGGTAGGCCATCAGGGACACCGCACATGGTCCATTTATCGGATCAATCCCTGATCGATTATGTTGGCACTGTTGAACTCAGCGGTACGCTCAACACTGCTCTACAAAGGCGCCTACACACTGCCTTGAGGTACCGCAGGTCCGATCTCTTTCGTACGCTCCTAGTCGTCGACACCGCCTTAGTGGAGGCAAGTAGTCACTCCATTAGCTACTTCGCAAAGGAACTGCGCGGCGAGAAAGACCTGCCGTCGAATGCTGGGCGGTTGAAGCTCGAACACACACTTGGACAGGCTGCGGGCGCGGCAGACGGAGATGTCATTATCTATTGTCCATCGCCCAGCATGCAATCCAAGGTCGTAGACGCTCGCCTCGAAATCGCCGAGGGCCGCGTCCTGCCCCTGCGAGTCCAAACTGAATCATTTGCCTATCACGCTGACCTCGAAGTGTTGCAGCAGTACTACGATCAGCTTTGGCGAGCATACGTTTTTGTCTCACCCTCGCTGTTCGAGGACCCGATCAAATCCAAGGCTATCATCGATTCGTTTTGCTCCCACTTCGGCATTCCTTTCAGCATAGCGTACCGGAAGGTAAGAACGCACGAATTCACTGTTGGCGACACGGGTACGGCTCGTCGCGCCCTGGAAGCGACGCATGACTTCATACGTGATGTACCTTTCGAGGGAGTTCCCCAATCGACGATTGGTAGATTGTTGGACATCACATCCCAGGATGGCGAGTTTCTGAAACTGCTTGAAAGCGGCGCGAGTTTGATGGAACGGCTTTCGTCACTGTTTCAGGTCGCGGCACTAAAGGAGGCTATGGATCGTTCTGAGTCGCGGAAGTTCAAGAAGGCTGACGTTGTCAGAATAGACACCTACTGTAAGTCAGTGGTTGCCGGAACTCAGCCGGTACAGGTGGCTGCACGAGCAGGCGACGCTTCTTATATAGCCTTCGTGTCCGATCTGGTTGATGCTTTACTGGGCGAAGCTGTCAGGTAGGGCTATGAGGATACAACGGGGACCCGCAAAGGCCGAGCGCTACTTTGTCCAACAGTTCGGATCGGCGAGCCTTGCCGGCGCAATTGAACGAGCTGCGCAGGTTGAGCGTGCGCAACTCTTCGACGATGTTCCGTGCATACCGGTCGACGTTTATGGGCTGGCGGCGAGCAAGGGGATTAAGGTCGACGAGGGAGAGATCAAAACCGTTTGCCAGGAGGGAATGCTCATTCCGGAGAGGTCCGGATTCCGCGTTGTGCTTCGTCGGACTTCTACGGAAGCTCGGAAACGCTTTTCGCTGGCGCACGAGCTCGGTCATGTACTGTTCTACAGGAATGACGGGGACGGGCCCAAGCATCAGATCGCGATACTGAGCACTGCGGAACGGCAGGCCGAAGAGAGGATTTGCGACCGCTTTGCGGGGGCGCTGTTGATGCCGCGTGGGGAGTTTGGTGAGCTCGTAGCGGGTTTTACACCGCATTCTCCGCTTGAGGTGCTGCGCCGGTTAGATGCTACTGCGCGTCACTTTAGGGTTAGCGTTCCCGCTTGCGTTGCTAGGCTTCGGGCAGTCGACATAAAGGCACCTCCATATCTGGTGATGTGTCTTAGCGTGAAGCCAAATCCAGCGACTGGGCAGGATTCTACGTTGCGTGTGGATAGCTGTGTTAGCGTCGGATCGTGGCGCGGTGCCCATATTTGGCATCACAAGTCTGCCGACCGAGCTGGGCTGAAAAGTGCCTTGATGCTGTACGACACTTGGGAGAAGCGCGTGGCTGCCACACCAGTGAGCGGCTGCTTCACTCTCGACCGAGGGGAGGGCATTATACCCGTGGCGTTGGGCGGTTGTCAGGGCGCATTAGAACGAGTGCACATTTCGAAAACCACAGGCGGCAAGTGGGCGGATGAGGTTGCCGATGTGCTCGCCGCCAATTGGCTGTATGGATGGTCGCACGGTTCAGACCGTCTCGCGTATATTGTTACTGTACTCGCTCCTTCCACCTCAGCGGCGCACGGTCCGTCCGCTGTCCCTAGCGGTCTGACACGGTAAACAAGTGACGGGCAAACAGGTGACGGACGGGGCGTTCCCGTTCCACGTTAACAGCACTCCCCAGAGGCGCACTTGTCGCCGCTGATTGGGCTTCAGGGCCGGCTCGCTGGATAGATCCCGTGACGTCACGTCAGAAACGTGTCGCTTGACCAAATCATGCTCGCGACGACCATCACAACTTCACAACTCTCCACCGCAGAACCTTGGCCTTCAGGTCCGCATCCGCCCGCTCCAGAAAGACCTGGCTCTCGCCGAACCGCCGGCCCGCCCGCTCCGCGAAGCATCTTGCGAGGCGCCGCTGGAAGAAGCCTCCCGTTCGGTCTCCTGCCTCGGCAAGGAAGTCGGGCAGGGCCTCCCGCAAGCCCTTGGATTCCGCGTTTCCACCTAACAAGGCGTGCGCCTCCAACCTTTGGACAACGTCCGTAACTCGGAAAGGCTCCCCGTCAAACAGTTCGGCCAGCGTGAGTAGGAAAGACTCCCATTGCACGGCTTCCGAATCCGCCTGCTCGAACATGGCGTCCGCGTTGGCGAGGAAGCCCTCGACGCCCGCCACTTCGAGCATTCCTCCGACCACTTTGCACCACGCCTCGAAGCTCCCAAGGGGTCTGACCGCCTTCGGCTCAGGTCGGCCCTGGAGGTACCAATACCGCGCGATTGTCAAAAGCGCCACGATCAGTTCGCCACGGTGGTCCCGGACCCAGGCTCGAAGGTCGGCGTGCTGGAAACCCGTCCGCCGGAAGGGTTGGGACTCCTTCGCGTCGAGCCGAATCCAGTAGCACCGCCGTGGCATGTCGCCGCCAAGTTGGATATTGTTCCCGGTGGCGATCCAGGCGCACTTGACGGGAAGGACAATCCTGTCGAAGGTGCGGAACTGACGGTCGGAGATCGTGGTTGCCGTAAGCGCCATGCACAGCGCATCGGAATCGAGACGACGGACGACATTATCGATCACGACCATGGTGGTTCCGGTGGACAATGCCGTGGTGATCTTCTTGCGCCATTCCTCCGGATCGTTCGGCGCAGAAAAGGTCTCGGCTGCCCGCCCAGTGGAGATTATGGCGACCACCTCGGCCAGCAGTGTCTTTCCGGTGCCGGCCTGAGGCGCGTCGTAGAGCGCGAGCGGCGTAGGGCTGTTGATGGCCGGACGTACAACGGGAGTGAGTATCGACGCGATGGCATTGGCCCTGCTGGCCTCGTTAGCGAACGGAAAGTCGCCGATAGCTGAATCGAGCAAGTCAAGCGACACATCCACATGATCCCGCGTCGGTATTTCGGGAATCTTCGGCAGTCGAAGGCCCGGCGCCGGAGCGTAGAAGAGGCAGGTGCTGGCGTCGTATCCGGGAGAACCGCAGATCGTGCCGTCCGAACGCAGGAATGGCGACTCGATCAGCGCCTCCAACGGTGGGAACCTCCATTCCACCGGCGATAGGGCCAGGATGTCCCGCACAACATCAAGCGGAGGGATGCACTCGACGCGCTCCTGATCCTTGTTGAGCTTGTAGTAGAAGGCGCTACGGGCCATTCGGCCACGCAGGGCGGCCTCGGTGATTTCGGCGATGACGTGCCGCTGGCGCTCATCGCGCACAACCCCGACCATCCGGCCGCTTCGAGCGAACAGCTCAGGCGGTTCATTCGCAGCTTGCAGGGCGGCAAGTACCTCGCCCGACATTTCGTGAAGCTGGCGCGCGCCGATCCAGACTTCGCGCAGCACACCTGTCGTTGGAGACGCAGGAGCGGTCCGCATTCCAGTAGGGGGCGCGCGCCGTTTCTTCGGCTTGTAGAACTCGCGTGTTTGCTCAATCGCTGCCTGGACAGTGCGCTCCCGGTAGTCCTCGCGCTCCAGCCACTTTTCGCGCGCAAGACCGCTTTGCCGAAAAAGCGTACTGATCCGAGATGGGTCTGGACCGCACCAGAAGGCGAGCATGCAACACAGCGCAAGGTCCGCCTCCGACTGCGACCCATAGGTGCCTTCCCAGTTGCCAGCCCAGAGTCCGGCGAATTTCGCACCGTTCTTCGCGCGGCGGGCGCGTTCCACGATCTCGGCATCGTCTAATTCGCCAGCTACCGGCTTCGGCGCCGCAGGCTTCCTCAAGCGGCCCTGTATCAGGCTGAGCAGCCAATCAATCTCCTCCTGATGATCAGCAACTTCCAACGGGGACTCCTGATGCAGCCGTCCCGTGAGTGCGAAGAACCGGCCTCGATCAAAAACGCCGATTTGGGCCCGCTTACCATCAGGATCACTCGGGCCACCGGGAACGTAAAAGTTCCGCCCTTTGCCCGGCAACGTGGCGCGACACAGAATGTGAAGGCCAAGGCCCGACACGGAGAGCGCCTGATAGGTGCTCCGGAACCTGGCAATGATCTCCGCGGCCCAAGGCTGTGGGTTGCCGTTGGCGTCCAGACTCACGTCGAGATCAACACCGCATACCGGGTCGTCGGCCGAGAAGAAATAGCCCACGCCGCCATAGAGACTGGGATCTCGGGCGTGCGCCGCGCAGACCTCCGCGAAGGTACTCCACGTCCTGGGATCGTTGCTCGCCGCCTTCCGGCCATCGGGCCGATATGGCACCTTAGTCGGGCCGCCGTTCTTGGTCGGCTCGATGCGCCAGAGGCACCACTGATCCCGCAGGATCAACTCCGTCGGGTAAGGGGGGTTACCGCTCATGTCTGCCCCCATCACGGTCTCCGCGTCGCCTGTGGACGAAGCCCTGCGTCCACGAAGGCGATGCGGATGTGCCGAATACGTTCATAGACAGTGGAGCGTGCGAGGCCGACGATCCGGCTCGCTTCAGCGGGAGTATGCTCGGTCAGCGCAACAGCAAGCCGCCGGTCACGGTCGCGCAAACTGGCAAGAACCTGGTGAACGTCTGAGCGCATCTCGATTTGCTGCGTCCAGGCGTCCCCGCTGGGGTACTGGTCATCATCCAAAGGCTGGAAGCGAGGCCGGCAGCGGCGCGCACGGTGCAGCGAAGTTATGCGCGCTGCGACAACACATTCCACGAAAGTCCGCAGCGATGCGCGATTCGGATTGAAGTGTGGGAGGGCCCGCCAGCACGCCAACAGGCCTTCTTGCTCCAGGTCCTCGCGTTCGGATTCCTGGATGGTGCCGCTCACCACCGCAGCGGCCGAGCGAACTTGGGCCGAGCGCAGTGCGAGCGGATAGGCGCGCTCGAACATCACCTCACGCATGGGTAGATTCCCCGCCGACGACTGGCCGGCGCTCGATCTCGACCATCAGGGGGAGTCCGTGCGCGATCTCTATGCTTCGGATCTCTCCCTCGCCAAGTTCTGCAATCGTTTCGAGCAGTTCGATGACCTGCCTCTTGAGCCAGAAGTCCGGCAGCGTGGCTTCCGGGCGGGGAGCGTTGTCTGCGCCCATCCTGAGCTTCTGGATCACCCGCGGGGGTGGGGAGAAGAACGGCTCCCCAGCGATCACGTGTAGACACTCGATGCGGCAAAAGGGCTGATTCTGAAGTAGTTCAACGAGGCGGATCTGCCTCGCGGAGAGAGACGATTTCGATATTGGCTGGTTCAAGTGGGCACTCCTCTTTTGAAAGTCAAGGAGTTGCCCAGTGAAGGGCGGGAACTGTTGCGACATTACCGTTCCCTGCGCTTTCAATCGAACGCTGGGGCAACGCCTTCAAAAAAGAAGCGTTACTTCCGGCGTGACAACTGTCACACGGCGTGTCACACCAAGGCTGCTGAAACTAGAACTGCCAGTCTGGAACTTCGGAGGGTGCGTAGATCAATGAGGTGCCCGTCTGGATTGATTCCTTGAGATGATGGCCAAGGGCATGATGATGTTCGGAGATGTAATCCCTCGCCCGATTGACTGCGGTGGTTACGGCCGTTCTTGAGCGTTCGGCACTGCCTCCCGCTTCGCGGGGCTGGCCTAGGCGGTCTTGGACCCCACCGAGGTATTTCTTGAACTTGTCGATCTCCTCCTGCAGGGTCCCTCTTCTTGTCCAATCATTCGCGGGGAGGTTGTCCAGTTCGGATTCTCTCGCCTGGAGCATCACTTTCGCTTGTCTAATGCTCTCCGGATCAGCCAAAGGGATTCCCCGATCTATCAATTGCATCTCGTCAGCCGGCGCCGTCAATCTCATAGCTTCGATGGGCGTGTGTGGTCGGCGCAAAAGCTCTACTATATAGCTCATCCCGCTTCGGTCCGGTAAGTGAACAGTCTGGCCAGCGAATGAAAGTGCCCAGACCAATTCGTTCTCCTTGTGGAAGATGCTGGCACCCCCGGCGGCCGGGATCGAGGCGGAAGTGGCCGCCCAGTCGACCGCAAGGCTACCCGCGCCTGCGGCTTCCCAGAGACTGAAAGCATGCACGTTGAAGTCGCGAAGAATCCGGCGCGCTTCAGACGAGAATGCAATACCTTGCGGCAACAACAGAGAGGTTTCCTGCTGGGTGTCGAGGACTTGCAATCGAGCACAACGCGCAAGGACAGCTTGTTCGCTTCCGTTGGGCAGTGAAAGGTACACCCAGGTCGGGTTGTGTGCTCCCACAGTCTTGGTACCCAATGGGATGAGACCTCTGTCGTTGTCGAACCCCGAACCCTCGATGCCATTATCGCTTCGAATTCCGTCCACCAGGTGAGGAAGCGAGATCGAATATTCCCAGGTATCCTCGTCCGTCAAGGAAATCGGCTCGTAGTGATAGTCGTCGTCCTCGGTGATTCCCAACGGTCCGGTCGGACCATCGTGGATATTGACGTCAGGCCCGGGGCCGAACCGCTCGGGTCTAGGTATGCGATCTACCTTCGATGCCGGGGACAGAATCCCTTGGGCGCGTAGACCGGCCAACTCGTCGGTCGAGCACGATGCGGCTTCCGCGTGCAGGATCACCGGCGACTCAATCGTGTCCAGCAGCGTCAGCACTCTCTGGAGCAGGTTTCCATTCAACAAGGATCTTCCATGTCCGCAACGATTCGAACACTTCTTCCGCGTGCGTTGCGCGTTTAAAGGCGATTGTGTTCGTGCCGGATAATTCAACTCGTTTGCCCCGCTTGTCGTCGCTGAACTTGAACCTGAAGATGGCACGGCTAATCTGTTCGGCTCGAAGTTTGTACTTCAGTCCATTCATCCCAAGGGTTTCGATTACATTCTTCGATCTCACGACAAACGAGGGCTCATGCTTCTGGGGCAATCCAAAATGCAATTCGACCAAGACCGCGTTACCCAACCCGTCGGCGCCGAAAGAGTCGCCGGCTATCACTCCAAGATTGAGGCAGTTCGATGCTCCCGGCCATTCGAAGAAACTGGCGTCTCCCAGGCAGCAATCGGCAAATCGCTTTCGGAGAATCTCCTCATCCTTCTCGAACTGGGTTTCGATCTCCAGTTGGCCCGTCGTACTGTTGTAACTGATGAAATCCTGCTGCGCTGGGCGCAAGACTGTCGAAGTCACACGCATTTTCTTTCGAGCGCGCTTGAGCGTTAGCAGGGCCTGAGTCCGCTTCTCGTGGTACACGATGAAGTTCACGTAACCGTCTTCCTCGTACGGAAGAACAAGGACGCTGTCGCTGTTCTTGCGGCCTTTGAAATCGGCCGCGAGCAGACTCTGGAGCTGGCCCGCTGCTTTACGTACATCCGATATCCCGCGGCCTTCCTTCCCCTGGTAGATCGAGAACCGCTCTGCTTTCTGAAGGCTGCACTCCGCGTAGGCTCGATTAAATGCATCCTCATGTTTCGCAAGGACGCTCAAGCTCAGAGGTTCGACTGCCAACTTCTCATTCGGATCTGGAGGCTTTGGCAGCATCGCACAGGCTCGCCGCAGAGCTTCGAGGCCATCCGGTGTGCAAAGGTCGTAAGCGCGGTAGAGCCCTTCCATGAAGGGATCCTTATCGGGCCACTCCCCGCCAAGAGTCAAGTCCCTAAATCCATCCACATCGAGAGCCGAGATGTCTAGGGTTAGTCCGTTCTTCCAGCGCCGGGCGTAGCCGCGCAAGATCTCTTCGTGGTCTTCGAATTTGGCCAGGAAGCGGTCGATGTTGAATTTCCGATGTTTAGCCATTGCCGATAACCCTCCGTTGTACTGGAATCAGCGGTTGGTTTCGCCAGCGGTTCTGACCGGCGGCGTTGCCGCCCCGGCGGCAGCATTCAGGCAGATGAGCCACGGAGCCTGTGAGTTCGGATTTACTTGAAGGCGCGCAGAACAGTCGCGGCGGTTTGGTAAACACCTGCCGCGACTCAAGCGCCGGGCTGTAATGATCGGGCATACAAGGCCAGACCCCCATTAGGAGAGGTCTGCCTTGGATTCGGTATGCTCGATCTGGCCCGAGCCTCCCCAATCCACGGGTACAAGGGCCTCTCTCGATTCATACTACCAAAAAACATTGAATTGCGGAATTGTTTCAATCTTTTTCCGGGACAAACAAATCGCAGCCATTTGCGCCTTATGCCGCCGGCGACTCGGCTCCCGAAACCGGCTTTGGTTTTTAGATTTAGAGCACGCACCTCAACAAGCCAACTGCGATGACCGGACACTTTTCCAACCTTCCGCGTATATAGTATCCAGGAGCGCACCAGACAGCCGGTCGACCGCCAGGCGGAGATCGTTGTGGGTGTCGAACAGACACGACCATGCGAAACCGCTTGAAACTTCAATCCAATTCCAATCAAGTGCGAGCCCTGTGCCGCGATATCCGCCAGATGGAGAAGGAGGCGGGCCGACCATGACTCCTTGGGCCAGGATGAACGTCGCGCGTCGCTTGGACATCTGTCGCCTGGCGGTCACGAAATGAGCAGCGCTACCCGGCCGGTCGATCTGACGCAGGTGCCTGCGGTCCCATGGGCGTGGGTCGATGAGCGCGTATATGCCACCATCCGGGCGTGCAGCGTTAAAGTGCTCCAGAACGAACGGCGGTTAAACATCGGCTGCCCGTTCCGGCGCATCAACGGCACGACGATTCGTTACAAACTCGGGGACATTACGGCCTTTCTCGAATCGCAACCGGGCGGCGGCGGTGGCGCCGCAATGCCCAGTAATCAAAGGCGTGGGGCTGGCCGGGCGCGCCGATCTTCGACTTGACTGTTTCGCAACCCAAGACCCTCATGGGGTCGAGGCAATTTCGCCACATGTGCGTTTTCAAAAACGGAGCGTTCTACCATTACGAGTTCACTCTGGACGGGCGGCGGCACCGTGG